CCTTACCCGGCTCGGGTATCTCTTTAAGCAGGGAGCACTGACCAAGGTCTATTCCAAATATCGGGGAACACTCTTTGCCGAGCAGGTAATCCCTGAGACTGGCCTCAGAAAAATAACTGTACTTGCAAAGGGTAAAGAACTCCTCGCACAGCTACACAGCGAAGGACAACTGACCATGAAGGCGGGGTTCCAATGAGTACCGTAAAACTTATCTGGTCAACCCCCCACGGGGAAGACCTCATCGCCCACATGGCCCGTGTCAGTAGTCCTGCCAGCCAGAGTGACCCAAAGAACTCCTCAAGACTCCTCAAGTACCTCATCAAGCACAACCACTGGTCTCCCTTTGAGATGGTGAATGTCTGCATGGAGATTGAAACAACACGGGACATTGCCCGTCAAGTTCTTCGCCACCGCAGCTTCAGCTTCCAAGAGTTCAGCCAGCGGTATGCAGAGGCACAGGGCTTCGTGTTGTCAGAGGTTCGCCTCCAGGACACAGAGAACCGACAGAACAGTCTTGAGGTAAACGACGAGCAGCTCCAAGAGTGGTGGCTCGTTAAGCAGGGTGATGCCCTTGAGGCAACTCGGCTGGTCTATGAGCAAGCACTGGCTCGTGGTGTTGCCAAAGAGATAGCCCGAAAGGTTCTCCCTGAAGGCTTGACCATGAGCAAGATGTATATGAATGGAACTCTCCGCAGCTGGATGCACTACATCGCAATCCGCTGCGGCCCTGAGACACAGAAAGAACACCGAGAGGTTGCCTTGCAGTGTCAGGCAGTGCTGGCAAAGGTGTTCCCAAACATCATTTCAATCTAAAACCCGATCCTCGCTTTACCTCACAAACCAAAACCCAAGGATTCAATCTGAACGAAGACTCCCGCAATAGCGTGATGCCCTTTCCTGCCCTACATGCTGCCTTCGTCGCCTTAGATGGAGTGCAGTCTCTGCCACCTCATCTTCAAGTGACCGGGGTGGCAGTTCTATTTAGGGAGATGTGTGTTCGACTCAACCTCGACATCGCACAGGTACTCAACGCCGCTGAACGTATCTCTCGGGATGCTGACAGCAACTACTCAGCTCACCTCGCTGCCCTCCAAGGCTACATCGACAACGAACTCAAGTTCAAAAAGTAAACATCATCATGGCAACAACATTCAAGAAAATCTCTTACGTCAACATCACTACCCCTGCTGGTATTGCTGTCTGGCCCAAGCTCAATGCACCTGACACTAAGTTCAATGCACTGGGTCAGTTCCTTACCAAGCTGAAGCTCACAGGTGAGCAAGCACAGCCTTTGATTGACAAGTACGAGGCCGAGCTGGCTAAGTTCTTTGAATCAGAGAAGGCTGACCTCATGGCAGCTGGTGATGGCAAGTCCAAAGCCAAAGCCAAGGCCCTGACACTGGCAAAGGACAAGCCATATAAGCCCTGCTTCGATGACGAAGGTGACGAGACAGGTGAGTATGAGTTCAACTTCAAGATGCCCCACAAGATTGTCCGAGAGGGCAAGCCTGACCTGTTGCTGTATCCAGACATCTTTGATGCAGCTGGAAAGAAACTGAAGAATCCTCCAGCCATCTGGGGTGGTTCAACCTTGGTCATTGCTGCACAGCTGCGTCCCTTCAACACCAACATCGGTGTGGGCCTGAGCCTGCGCTTGCAAGCAGTTCAGATTATTGAGCTGGTCCAAGGTGGCAGCAAGAGTGCTGGTGGCTACGGCTTTGGTGCTACCACTGGTGGCTATGAAGGTGGTGACGACGAGGATACATTCCCCGCTGCCTCTGCTGATGCTGCTCCTGCTGGAAGCAATGACGACTTCTAAGGTTCGTCTGGCTGCACTCAAAGCGGGTTACCGAAGTGGTCTTGAAGAGCAGGTTGCTGCTCAACTCAAGGCTGCTGGGGTTGACCCCCGGTTTGAGACAGTCAAGATTGAGTACACCAAGCCCGAGTCAAAGCATAAATACACACCTGACTTCCCACTTGGTTTACTCATCGTTGAAACAAAGGGTCGGTTCGTTACTGCTGACAGACAGAAGCATCTTCTGTTGAGGGCACAGCATCCCGACATTGATATTCGCTTCGTGTTCTCACGGGCAAAGACCCCTATATCCAAGGGCTCAAAAACAACATACGCCATGTGGTGTGACAAGTACGGCTTCAAGTATGCCGACAAGCTCATCCCTATTGCATGGCTCAAGGAACTCAAATGAAAGAATCTTCTCTCTCAGTAGTTGGCATGTTTGCCTTGCTGCTTTTATTCATCTCTGCTGTCATCGGCTGGGGCTTCATCTTCCACCTTGGCTCCATCCTTGGGATTGCATTCTGATGGCAATCAAAGCACTCACCCCGGCTGATGTGAAATTCATCGCCATCCATTGCTCTGCATCCAATCCAAAGATGGATATTGGTGTAGAGGAAATTGACCGCTGGCACAGGGCTCGTGGCTTTGTCAAGATTGGTTATCACTACGTTATTCGTCGTGATGGCACGCTTGAGATGGGGCGTCCCACTACTGAGATAGGTGCTCATGTGGAAGGCTACAACAGCTCATCCATTGGTGTCTGTCTGGTTGGTGGTGTTGATTCCTCCAAGCTGATGAAGCCAGAGGATAACTTCACACCAGCACAGTTTGGAAGTCTGACCATCCTCCTGACTGGCCTCACCAAGCTGTACCCAGGTGCTGTGGTTCAGGGCCACCGGGACTTCCCCAATGTGGCGAAGGCTTGCCCCAGTTTTGATGTCAAGGAATGGCTCAAAGCCAAGTTCTGAATCTAAAACCCGATCCTCGCTTTTAACCAAGACCTTCTTAGGCGGCCCTCCTCACATCCTGTGGGGTTGGGTACTTTCATTGAACAAAATTTTTGAGGTATTCACATGAGCACTATTTACACAACAACGACCCAAATCCAAAAGGTCCAACAGCATCTACTCGCTGGCAAGTCGATCACTCCTGGTCATGCCTTGTTGGTCTATGGCATCTCTCGGCTGGCTGTTGCCATCGAAGCTCTCCGCTTCATGGGCCACGAGATTGACACGGTTATCAAGACTGATGAATCTGGTAAGAAGTATGGTGAATACAAGCTGCGCTCTGACATCGTCATTGGTCAGCGTGTTCAGGTCAAACGTGGTCACGGCTACGGACTTCCCTACTGGGTGAAGAAGACGGTAGCAGCCAAGGTTGTTGGACTTGTAAATGATATTGCCTATGTGCAGTTCAACAAGGATGAGAACAACTTTGAGACCTTGCCAATGAACATCAAGGAGCTGGCTCGTGTGGGTTAATCAAATCCAACAGGCCCTGATGACAGCAACAGTTCGCTGCCATGACAAACCGTGGGTTGGGAAGATGCTTCGTGTTGCTGACAAGCAGCGCCCTAAAGCTGATCCCAAGACCCATGCCAACCTCTCCTTTCATACAGCACGAAAACTCAAACAAGAAGGAGTCATCCCAGCATGAACGATACCAGCGCATCCTCTGAATTTACACACCACGAACCCTGTCCAAAGTGTGGCAGCCGTGATGCGCTGGCCCGTTATACCGATGGGCATGGTCACTGCTTCTCCTGCTCCCACTACGAACATGGTGATGGCTCCACTTCAACCTCAAGGAAACCCACCGTGTCCAAAGACTTCGATCCCATTATTGGTGAGTACCGTGCGCTGACAAAGCGAGGCATCTCTGAGGAAACCTGTCGCCTCTTTGGCTATGCAGTGGGCCAACGCTTTGGCTCTAACGTCCACATCGCTCCCTACTACAAAGATGGTGAGCTGGTGGCTCAACACTACCGCACCCCTGACAAGGACTTTGCATGGGCTGGTGAGGCCAAGGGTGTTGAGCTGTTCGGTCAGCACCTCTGGCGTGATGGCGGAAAGAAGGTTGTCATCACTGAGGGTGAGCTGGACTGCATGTCAGTGTCCCAAGTGCAGGGAAACAAGTGGCCTGTGGTATCCATCCCCTCGGGCTCCAAGTCAGCAGTGAAAGCCATCAAGGCCAACATCGAGTGGCTTGAGAAGTTTGAAGAAGTGGTCCTCATGTTTGACATGGATGAACCCGGCAAAGAGGCCACCGCTGAATGCTCCCCCCTGTTAACCCCAGGCAAGTGCAAGGTGGCCTCTTTACCACTCAAAGATGCTAATGACATGTTATTAGCTAACCGTGGTAAAGAGTTGATTGATGCCATCTGGGGCGCTAAGGCTTACCGACCTGATGGTGTCATCGCTATTGAAGACATCGTTGATGAGGCTGCTGAAGAGGTTCCTGATGGGCTCCCTTGGTTCCTCCCGATGTTGACCAAGGCTACCTACGGTAGACGAGCTGGTGAGATTTATGCCTTCGGTGCTGGTACTGGTGTTGGCAAGACAGACTTGTTCACCCAGTCCATTGCCTTCGACCTACTCACACTTAAGTTGAAAGTCGGAGTCCTTTATCTTGAACAGCCAAAGGTGGAAACCGCACGGCGTATAGCTGGCAAGGCTGTTGGCAAGATACTTCATGTCCCCGGTAAGTCAACTAAGGATGAACGGGTATCTGCACTCAAGCTCATCTCCGAGACCAACTCTCTGTTCCTTTATGACTCCTTTGGCTCTGCCGATTGGGATGTTATCAAGGCCAAGATTCGTTACATGGTGGTGGGCCTTGACTGCAAGCACATCTATCTGGACCACCTGACTGCACTCGTTGCCAGTGAAGAGGATGAGCGCAAGACGCTTGATCGAATCATGGCAGAGATGGCAGCACTGGCCCTTGAACTGAGCTGTGTCATTCACTTCATCTCTCACTTGACCCGGCCTGAAGGCAAGCCCCATGAAGAAGGTGGGCGTGTTCAGATAAAGAACTTCCGAGGCAGCAATGCCATTGGTATGTGGAGCCACTTCATGTTTGGCTTAGAGCGAAACCAACAGGCACAGGAAGAAGCTGACCGCAAGTCAACCCTTCGTGTCCTCAAGGATCGAAACACAGGCCAAGCCACAGGCAAGACCTACTTGCTTGACTACAACCCAGAGACAGGACTTCTTTCTGAAGCTGGTGAATCCTTTTCCACAACCTTCGCTCCCACTAATGGGACGTTTAAAAATACTGAGTTCTAAATGCAAAAAACATTCCCAGCTACCTACCCCAATCGCTCCATTCGTCGGGCTCTTCGTCAAGGAAAACAGCTACCCACTGAGTGGCGCATCTTCTTTGCTCAGAACACTGAGTACGCAGAGTTGGTTCGTACCAATCGGATGTCCTGATGATGATGGGTCAATCACCCATTGAAGTCTACCCAGCCTTTGTCAAGCGCCTGTTCGTAAACAGAAGCACTGACCTGGATGGCCTGCTTCATGCAGCTGTAGGTTTATCCACAGAGAGTGGTGAATGCCTTGATGTTGTAAAGAAGACATGGGCATTCAACAAACCACTCGACACACACAAGCTGACCCATGAGGCCGGAGACACCCTGTTCTACCTACAGGCACTCTGCAATCTCTTGGGTATCACCATCAACCAACTAGCAACCCTCAACATGCAGAAGCTATCAGCTCGTTACCCAGATGGGTACAACGACAAGGATGCCTCTCTGCGCCGTGACAACATTACATGACAACAAAGTACGAACCATCTCTCCGAGCCCAAGTAATTACCCGCCGAACATACAACCGACCGCTGCCTGAAGGTGGCTTTGAATCTTGGGAACAAACAGTTGACCGAGTTATCCACCATCAGGCATGGCTATGGTCGCGGTCTATCGAGATGCACCCATGCGAAATGGACAAGCCTTGGGATGAGTTAGAAGAACTCCGTCAGCTAATGCTTGACCGTAAGGTGTTGACTTCTGGTCGCACTCTGTGGCTCGGTGGTACTGACGTTGCCAAGAAGCGGGAAGCCTCTCAGTTCAACTGCTCGTTCACCCACATTGAAACCGTGATGGACTGTGTAGATGCGCTGTGGCTGCTGCTTCAGGGATGCGGTGTGGGCTTCCGTCCCATCATTGGGCAGCTCACAGGCTACCAGAAACCCATCACTGACCTTGAAGTCATCCGAAGTGTTCGCACTGAAAAGGGTGGCAATGAAAACAACAGTGAGACCTTTGAGAATGGCGTCTGGACAATCAAAGTTGGTGACTCCGCTGAGGCATGGGCCAAGAGCATCGGTAAGCTGGTCGCTCATAAGTTTCCCGCCGATAAACTTGTACTCGATTTCTCCGAGATACGACCAGCTGGTGAACGCCTCGCTGGCTACGGCTGGATCAGCTCAGGAGATGCCTCACTTGCTGCTGCCTACACTGCCATCCATTCCATCCTGAATCGCCGTGCTGGGTCTCTCCTGACCCGTATGGATATTCTGGACTTGGTCAACTGGATGGGCACTGTGTTGTCCTCCCGTAGGTCAGCAGAGATTGCACTGTTTGAGTACGGTGAAGAAGAGTGGGCTGAGTTTGCCACTGCAAAGGACCAGTTCTGGGTGAAGAATCCACAACGGGCACAGAGCAACAACTCCCTGCTGTTCAAGACCAAACCAACTGTGGCTGCCCTTGAGGGAATCTTCAAGCTGATGGTGGACTCTGGTGGCTCTGAGCCTGGGTTCATCAACGGTGAAGCTGCCACCAAGCGTGCCCCGTGGTTCAAGGGTGTGAATCCTTGTGCAGAAATTCTGCTTGGAAACAAGAGCTTCTGTAACCTGACCGAGGTGGACTTGCACAAGTTCCACGGTGACTCAGCTGGCCTTCGCCGTGCTGTTCACTTGGCTGCTCGTGCCAACTACCGACAGACATGCGTCAACCTTCGGGATGGTGTATTGCAAGAGGCATGGCATTTGAACAATGACTTCCTCCGTCTGTGTGGTGTTGGGCTGACTGGCATTGCAACACGCCCTGACTTGAAGTCTTATGACTACTCAGAGCTTCAGCGTACTGCTGTTGCCGCTGCGTATGCAATGGCTGATGAGTTGGGCACACCCCGTCCAAAGAACGTGACCACAGTCAAGCCAAGTGGAACCTTGTCAAAGATTATGGATACCACTGAAGGTGTTCATAAGCCCCTTGGAAAGTACGTTCTCAACAACGTGGTGTTCTCCAAGTTTGATTTGGTTGTGCCGAAGCTGCGTGCTGCTGGCTACCGGGTGTTCGATCATCCCTTTGATGCTGCGTCTGTGCTGGCTACTCTTCCTGTGAAATGGGAGACAGTTCAGTTTGACAAGGTCAATGGTGTTGAGGTGAACCTGGAGTCAGCAGTGGACCAGCTGGAACGCTACAAGATGTTGATGCTCTCGTGGTGTCAACAGAATGTCTCAGCAACCATCAGCTATGACGCATCGGAAGTTCCTGCAATCGTTGCATGGCTGTATGAGAACTGGGACAACTACGTTGGTGTCTCGTTCTTGTTCCGCAATGACCCAACAAAGACAGCAGCTGACCTTGGCTACCCCTACTTGCCTCAAGAGGTGGTGACCAAAGCTGTCTTCGATGAGTACCAATCACGCATAGTTCCTTTTGAGCTGGACGAGACCACCGTGTCCGACACCTTGGATGATGACTGTGCCAGTGGTGCTTGTCCGATTCGATAACGAACACTGAGCTTGCACTCAGCAACGAACTTGTAAGTGGATAACCACACGGGGATAAGCAAGTCACATTGACCATTCGACGCACCGGGCTACTCCCCGGTCGAAGCGGAGGTAATTCCCCAACCAAACACCAACCCAACAGTCTCCACGAGAGGCGAGAAAGAACCAATATGAAGATAGCTTTATTCGACTTAGAGACCGATGGCTTGCTTGAGCAAGTAACCAAGGTCCATGTGATGGCGGTGCGCTGCCTCGCTACAGGCACGCTGCGCGTTTTTCGGCAGCATCAAATGGCTGAGGGTCTGATCTACCTCTCTACCTTTGACCAGCTCGTAGGGCACAACATCATCAAGTACGACATGCCTGTACTGGCAAAGCTGTATGGCTACACACGCCACTGGTCTGTGTGTAGGGACACTATGGTTCTCTCTCGCCTCGTCTGGGCAGACATCGTTGCTTTTGATTTAGAGCAGCGTAAGAAGCCAGAGGTATTCTTTCCTGGACAACTCACTGGGCGCTACTCGTTGGAAGCCTGGGGTCACCGCATGGGAAACCATAAGGCTGGCTACGAGGGGGACCCCCTGATTGAGGACCCCAAGATTCGCAAGGCTACCAAGTGGGACCACTGGAATCAGGCAATGGAAGATTACTGTGAGCAGGACTTGAGTGTCACTGAATCACTGTGGAATCGAATCATTGCCAAGGATTGGGCTGAGGGCTCTGTCACTCTGGAGATGCAAGTGGCTCACATCTGTGCCCGACAAGAACGCTACGGCTTCCTGTTCGATCAGGCAGCTGCTGCATCCCTGTATGGGACGCTGGTCCAGCGCAAGATGGTTATTGAGAAGGACCTTCAAGAAGTCTTCAAGCCGATGGAGATGAAAGATGGTCCTGTATTTGTACCAAAGCGGGACAACAAGACTCTCGGTTACTTCAAGGGTGTTGGAGTTCAGAA